AAAAGAACTTTCCCCCTAGGCAAAGAAACTTCCACTGGGTCTTCTATATATCCGGGAGAAACGCCATTCGAGGACATCGACTCAAGTGCGACATTGATCTGATCTTTTGTCGTTGAACCTTCAGATAATGTGCGGTTCACCACGGAAAAATTATACGCTTCATCTCCGTCACCCGCATAAATTTCTATATATTTATCTGTCGCATTTTCTTTCCCAAATTTTATATCTTTTATATTGCCACTAAATATCAATCCATAATTTGATTGATATCCGGCTTGCAAAATAATTGAGGTAAATTCATTTTGTATTTGTTTTTGTGTTTCATCGTTTAAATTATATGCTCGAACGACCATGGAGTTTGGAGTTTGATCGCTCGTTTTTTTGACATTAAAAACCACTCTCAGTGAAGATAAATCCAACCCGTTCCCAGAAGCATTTTGCACTATCAAACTGCAATATCTTAAATATTGAGAATTGTCAGCCATTAGAAGTGTCCGTGATGTAATATAAGTTTGATTCGACACCTAAATTATTTTCAGTAGGAATATCATCTTCAATCCCATCAGTGAAACATAATAATACTCCAGGCAAAATTTTATTGTAGCTATATTGTGAAATCAAATCGGTTCCTGTGACTAAAGGAACAAAAGTGTAAATTGGGGTTTGAGTGCTTTGTTCTTGAAAACCCAACTCCCATGCGGGCATATACTGATTCCATCGCGTAATAAAGGTTAACGCTTTACCGCTCAACGTCAAATTAAACTTTTGAGAAAAATTATTTAAGGGAATTTTAAAAACTTGAATTGTCATTTTTTTCTCTTTATTGGAACACTTTTAAAAAATTTATTATCGCTTCTTCTCCTTTTCTAGCAGCTGTAGCTTTTTGCCCTTCCGTCGCAGGCAATGCTGATTTCTGCCCTGAATTTTCTATTGCCCCGGTCTCATTAGGGTTTTTTTGTCTATTTCTTGGGGCAATAAAAGTTGTTTCAAGTTGAACTAATCTGATTTCTCGAAGTCGAACTCTAATGCTTAAAATATTTTCGGTTGTCTTATCAGTATCAACCGTCAGGGACTGCATCAACATATTCTTGTACGATCTTTTCCCTGTAGTGACAGAAAATGGTTGGCGGCTCGATTGTAAAGAAAGTAAGTTTTGATAAATTTCATTCAGACTGCTTTCAAAATCAGGCTCAAAAGATGCGCGGATTGAAAGTTCTGGAGGCTTTACAAAACAGTGGTCTGTAATCGACGCGCCTTCTTGAACGGGATGCTCCGTAATTTCCAAATCGTCATTCGATATTTCCTCGACGGTCATTTGTGCAGTAAAAGATCCTATCGATCTTTTTGGTGTGAAAGTAACTTCGGGAAGATCAAAGACACTCATCGAACTGCTCCCGCAAAATTCCGCGTTAAATCTGCATTAATGCGACTCTGCTCATTATAAATAGCTCGCCCTGTGGCTTCTGGCGAATCAGCGCCATTGACCGTTATTTTTATGTCTTGATTAACGGATTGTTTTACAGAAGATGAATTCCCTTGTGTTAAAGGCACTGACCCAAAAGTAGATAATCTCCTTGTTGATTGTGCAAAAGCATCACGTGATGCTTTTGCTAATCCAGTGTCATCAACATCAAACTTTACTTTTACTGTATTAACAACTTTGTCTATCACCGAACCTATTTTCCGAAATCCTTCTATCATCCAATCAAAAAAAGGTGTAAACCAATCTTTAACTTTTTGCCAATTTTCTATCAAAAGATATGCCGCGGCTATTATAATGCCAATCGCAGAGATTATAAGTCCAGCAGGATTCGCTAAAAGCAGCGCTATTTTAAACGCCACGAGAGAAGCGGTTAGCGCTAAAATTATTTTATTTAAAGTTGTTCCCCAGTCAATTGCCGACTTCATCCCCTCTTGAAATCCTAAGAAATCATCGACTAAAAGTGCTAATGTCGTGCCAAGTAGTATCAACCGACCGACAGGAGATGCTAAAAAAAGAATATTCAATATTTTCCATGCGGCGACTGCAGCTAATATATATCCGGCCCACCCCGAAGTCGCTTTATTAATGGTTTTGAAAATTTCGATTGCTTTTGCCGCCCACCCCACAATTCTTTTTGTTAAAATAAAAAAAGCTTCTATTAAATCAAGCAAAGCCTTTATTATAGGAGTTATAGTTTCAATTATTTTTTTAGAATTTTCCAACATCAATTTTCTTAAAGAATCGACCCCATCTTTAAGCTCTGGAATAAATTCCAGAGCAATTGATGTTTTTAAAGTATCAAAAACAAAAGAAAGTTTTTTTATAGAATCACCAAAAATCGCTGATGATTTTGCTGCGGCTTCAGAATCAATACCAACATCAGAATATAATCGATTGAATTCTTCTCGCAATTCACTAACATCTTCCGTCAAGGCTCCAACTAAACTCGCATCGATACCAAGCTTTGAAAGAATTGCTGTTTTTTCTTGCGCAGTAACATTTTTTATCTTTTTAGAAATTTCACTTAATAATTCTTCAGTTGTTTTCAATTCACCATTTTGTTTTTTTGCACTTAACCCTAATGCTTTAAAAGTTGCTGCGCCACGCCCTGCTCCTATAGCAGCTTCTCCAATAATACGGCTTAAGTTCGTCAGAGAAGAATTGGCGGCTTCAACGCTACTTCCAGCAAGAGATGCAATATAACCAAATTCTTGGATCGTTTTTACAGGAACATTTATCTGTTTTGATAGATCACCTAAACTTTCAAAATTTTTTGCGACACTATGAACGAATCCAATGACTACCGCTTTAGTTGCAACTAAAGCGGCCGCCAACACACTAACCGCTTTAGTTGCCGTGCCAACATTAGATCTAAACTTATTTAGGCCGGCTGAATCTGTTTTGAACCCAAGGGACACTAAAAATTCTTTTATTGTTTCAGCCATTTGTCACCTCAGAATATCGACGGTCATTTTCTTCAACAACGTCGAGCGCGTCATTCATAAGTGCAAAATCCGCGAGGGTCAATTTACCGTCAAGAAGGCTTTCATATCGACACAGTCCTTTTATTATTGGACGCATCAACCAATCTTCACCATCCGGCAAACAAACAAAGTTTGTTTTTGAATTTAATTTTTTTCTGGAAAATTTGACTGGAGATCTAAAAAAAAATCCTTGAAATTATATTTTAAGGACTCAAAAGCGATTTTCATCATTTCCATCAACTTTATATCTTGGTGATGCATCGTGAAAGTTTCTACCGAAGCGATAGCGCTAAAACCAAGACCATGCTTCTCTTTTCTTTGCACGCAACTTAATAATGAAAATAAACAGAAATCCGCGTCTTCTTTGGGCATCATCGAAATCGTTTTTGCGAAAGCTGATAAAGAATCAACCTCAGAACTTAGAATATCTTGTGATGATTGAAAAAGGGGTATGATCGCTGTAGCCGCTGGTGTTAATTTTCTCATCAAATGAAATTGCTCTCGGACAGAGATCATTTCAATCTTATAAATATTTTCCTTTATTGTAATTTCCATTTTTATACCTCAGGATCGCCTTGCCCTAACACTTGAACTTTTTCGCCACAATGAAAAACCCACTCGTTATTCCCACCTTCTTTTGCATAGGTGATTGGTGATTCTTTCGCAAAAGCAACTTTTGATAAAACGATGAAATCACCGCGCGCTGCATCTCTTCCCGTGATCACATTTTTACCGTGCGTTAGAGCAGATGCTGTCTGCAGGTTGTACATCTGTTGTAAAGTAGCATTAACTGGAGAGGTCTTTAAAATCCGCACCGTGACATTTGCTGCTCTACTTGCAATTAAAGAATGTTGTGTGAATCCATCTGCACCAGTTGTCATTATGTTTTTATCTTCTACAGATTCTATTGTTATGCCTTCTTCAGCGGAACCAGACCCTGATCCTAAACTTATTGAACCCCCAAAACCAGTAATCGTAAAAGATGTATCTTGAAAAGAATATGTTGACATTTTTAACTCCTGAATTTTATCTGTTCACATTTACAATGACATCAACTTCATGGATTGCGCCGGCAAGTTTAATCGCGATTTGAATTGTTTGGGAGATTCGTTGTTCACGCAAGACTTGTGATTGGCTAGCCATCGGCGGCGAATAAATATAAAAACCTGCCGGCAAAAAATCACCGGGTATTAGCTGTCCAAAACCATCCCCATTCCAAGTTCCTGCCGCGATAAGGCCGTTATTGACCGCTTCATCACATACTGCGGAGCAAACATTTACCAAAATATTTTGTCCAGAATCCGTTTGCGGTATTTTTGTGTTTGAAGTATAAAGAGCATTGTAACATGCATTCTGTAGTGCATCTTCAAACCAATCGAGGCCGACAATTTCATCGGAATAAACATCGCCCGACATTGTTCCATACTGAATAATGGCTGTGTCATTATCATATGCAGCAAAAACATTTACTCTTTTATCTTTTAGAACATCTGCTTCTGACGATGTCAAAATGACCGGGGTTACTGTAGGTTCTTGCTTGTACATCAAGGTGATGACGGAATTATTCGCCAGGAAATTTGTTGTAATTATTCTTGCCATTGCAGAAAATGAATCAATAAAAGTTGTATCAGAAAATTGCAAAAATGTTCTTCGATATCCACCAGCTTTTAATGTGGAACCGATGTCTGATGTAGATAACGCAGATTTTACATTAGCATCTTGTGTCGTTACCCAGTATGTTCTTTTGATCGTCAATGCTTCTATATAATCCGCGATCGATAAAACGTCATTATCAGCAAGTGTCGTATTTAAGGCAAAACCCATTGCATACCACGTAGATGAAATGTCTGCCAAAGAGATGACAGCCGCTAAAGGACTTTCTGCCATGATACCATCAACTTGAAGACTTGCTGATGCGGCGGTCATTTTTAGCATCAAAGAAATATCCGTGCCGATTCCCGCAGCTGTTAAAAATCCGATTGTCGATGTCGTCCCTGTTGTTGCGCTCGTTAATGTGAATTTAACGCCATCCCACGTCATTATCGCATCTGCGCCCATGGCAGTATTGATCGCAGATGCGACGCCATTTAAGTTCGTTACACCAGTGAAGTCGATGGACAAGACATCTGTGGACACTCCGTCAAGATCGAATGTAAAAGACCCATCAGTGATCGAATTCCATAACAAAATGTTTTGTTCCGCGATTGATAAAGAACCCCCGATTAAAAGTCCATTTGTATCGGTTTCCGCCCAGCGCCCAATGTAAAATGTTCTGGGTTGTGGTCTTTGAGCGTAATATTTTACTGCAGCTAAATATTCTGGGGTAGTGCTATTAAAGTCTTGCGAAATGCTTTCTAGACTGTCATAAGATCGAAATCTTTCGATTACATTGATTATATTAGAGCTACCTATGGCTAATCCAATGCCAAAACTTCTTCGTGCAGCGGCTTGCGCAGCCAAAATGACTTGTACTCTTACTAACCTCGAAATATTTAATCCAGTCGCCATTTTATTTCCCCAATCAATTTGATGAAAAATTTCTTTCAATTATTTTTGCGTTATCATCTGCAAAAAAAGTTCCTTCTGCTTTTAAAAAAGTCAGGATTGGAAATTGCCTTTTAACTTCGCGTCTCAATAGCATATTTAAATCGCAGCGATTAAAATATCGGTCATTAATCAATTCTGGAACATGCTGAATATCATCAAACCCCACCAAACCCATTCCTGCCAATAAAAGCGGTTCTCGATTCTGTCCTAAATAAATTCCATCCCGGAAAGACATTGAAATCGATTGTGCATCAGGCCCATAGAAAGTGCAAAGAATATCTAAATTTTCATGACGCCTCATTTCACTTACAGAGTCTGATATCTGCACTTGTGCAGGCTCATTATCCTGCGCTTGGATGGTAATGCTAAATGCCATCCAATTGATATCGATCGCAGGAATAGGGGGTGGATTTTGTTGCCATGCAGGTCTTACTAAGGTATCTGGTAGCGCTGTAACCCCCACAATCACCCCATGAAAAAAATGCTGAAGATCAGAATCATTTAATGGCAATGGTGGTTGTGGCGGTAAATATCCGCCTGTAGAACTATCAGGCACTGGCTGGCTCCAAGATGCAGATCGCTTTCGTAAATCCTGCTCCGTAATTCAAAAAATTTTCATCGACAGATTTAACTTGAAAACGATATCCTCTCCAAAAAATTATATCGCAATATCCCGTGGGGCCGCTTTGGGTATATAAAACCCCTTTATAAAAAACTTGAATTCCATCCGTTAGATGTGCAGCCTCTTTAAAGCGCTCTAAAGAATCCTTGGCGGCCGTAGTACTTTGCACTACGGCGGTGATCTGCGTAGAGGTCTCCGTTAACACCATTTCGCCGAAATTGTTTATGACTTGAGATCTACGGATTAAAATTACCGGATCAGAAAAATCCGGGTCTTCCATTAAAAAAGCAACGTCTAATAAGGCCATCTACTTTTCTCGCAGGACATGTGTGATCGAATTTAAAAGCTGGCCTGTTCTTATTAAGGCTTTTTCCCCATCAAATCCTTTTTCTTTTCGCAATTCAATTGTTCTTTTGCTCAGCGGTTTGAAATTCTCTTGCATTCGAATTATATTTTTTACTGAAGAAACGGCTTCTATCCCTACTCTTTCTAAACCTTTTCGAACAATATCTTGATCATGTAAAAAATTTTCTGTATATTTTTTTAAAATTTTCCCTATC